TGAACAAGGCAAGTAACATAATGCCGTATTATGCGAACTCTCAGTCCTCTAAACACTGGTCTAAATGTTCATCAAATTGTTCTTTTAAAACCAAGTTACTACAGATAGAGCAAAAGGTGTATTTGGTTTCTATTTTCTTCAATATCTGATTATCGTTAGCACAACCTGACCAGAGAATAGAAGAGTAAATATCAGTTAATTCACCCAATGTAAAATCAATAAGACCAGCCGACTGGTTATGAATATCGTAAGATTTTAATGTCATATTTTGCCAATCCATCAAAAATTAGAAGTATTGATTTTATTCATTTTTTTAATCACCGGTTTCAGCTGCAGTGCATCGAGCACTTGTAACAAAATGCCAATCAAGGAATATATTGATCGTCATCTTGCTGCCATCTACGCTCACGAATAAACTTTAAGGTAAACCAAACAGAAAACCACGTAAAAATAATTAGTGGATATATATAATCCATAAAGAAAGCCATAATTACCCCCATTAAAAATCAATTATAAAATCTTTTGTTCCGTAACCATGCCACACTTTTAAGTGTCTCATCAACTGATTAAATTGCAGTGTACGGCCACAGTATGAGCATTGCGTGTAACTCGAAGTTTGGTCACGTAAAAACCCGTAGACTACGCCTTGTGACCGAGTTGGATCGGTCACAATTCCCCTGAACGGCTTTTTTGGGTTACTGCTACGGTAGAACATATAGACGGTTCTTAGTAATCAAAGAAGAAGATTTCAAATTAAGCCTTGAGCTTTTGCAGCCTGATATTTAGCAATAAATTCAGCGTCATATTCTTGAGTCTGGTGCTGATTAGTGAATTGCTGTACTTGCTGAGCTTGATTACTAAAACCTTGAGCTTGCTGCTTAAAATAGTTATATGGGCGGTCATTGTTTTCAATCAATTTTCTACAATCAGATTGACTTACATCATGCAAAATAGTCCCTTGCTCAGTGTATGCGACATATCGAGAACCTTTCTTCATACAACCAGAAAAGACAGGCTTTGACGTAATCTCATAGCTAATTTGACTAGCATCAACATCATAAGGCTTATTAGGATTGTACTTAACAGAAATAGACTGCATGTCATTCTGTGTTTTCATTAGGTTTTCCTGATCTCTTTTTGCCTTATATTCAGGGTCCAAACCTTCTCGACACATATCGGCAGACCAACCAAGCTGTTTTACACATTCATCAACTTTCTTTTGTAGCGGATCGGCAGCTTTAGGAATCTCAGATTTAATTGTTTTTGGTTCCTCAGTCTTAGAGTCTTGTTGTTTTACATAGAAATAACCCGCAGCAATTAAGGTTAGGCAAAGCATCCAAATACCTTGTACTAGCTTTGCAGGTAACTTGATTTTGCCATGAGTATCACCGCCACCCTTTGAAGACGTATACATTCCAAAGAGATGCTTTGGATATGTAAAAGTACCAGTATCTTCTGCATCTGCTTTTACAGATTTAGTATTAGGGTTTAACTGGTGATATTTCCATAACCACCATGTAGCCATTTTCATACCCATTGGACGATGCAAGTGATAATGCATGCCAACCATGTCTAAAACGTCTGCATTCAATAAACGTGGGGCTTGAGTGATGAAAATAATATCCAAGAACTCAGCATGTCGGTGCGTCTGTAAAAACTCTACTTCTGGATGGTTTTCATTCTTAACCGGATGCTTATATTTTTTTGAAAAGTGGCTGATCTTTTGAGCTTCATCAATCACTACTAAAGATCGTGGCGGATAGTCTTCAAAACTCGATTTTAACGGTTGTGCCGTATCTAGTTTTAGACCATCGATGTTAGAAAAAATATTCCACGGTTCAGCTTCATTTACACGTGCAAATATCTCTTTGACAGCCCACAATGTTTTCCCCGAGCCAGGCGTGGCAGTAATTAAATAAATCATTATTTTTTATCCTAATTCTTTGAAAATCCAAGTGAAGAACTTGCAATAATTGCTCTAGCGATAAATGCCGAAAAAATAATTGAAACGCATTGATCTAGACCAGCTACCCCAACAAGACCAGCTAAATTTCCGACCGCAAAAAAGCCAGACATAAAGCGATCTAATAAATAATTAACGACCGTTAAAACAATCGTAGAAGACACCAGAGAAATTCCCGCACCCGCTAGTAAACGTCTAAGAAAACCTGAAGCAAGAATTTCACCTATAAACTTGAATAAATTACCCACCTTTAGCTGCTCCTATAACGATATAAGCTGCATAGATGTACGAACATGCAATCAATGCAGGTTTAGCCAATTCAAGGATTGAGCAAACAGGTTGAAGGCTTAAAGTGAAAGAAGTCGTAACATTGAGAACAGTGATTGTTTGAGGCTCAGGTGTTGGACATTTATCGTCTACAGAAAATCTATTTGCATTGAATACGGAGAAATCAAAAGTACGTTTATCTTCAGTATCAATCTTAGTTTCATCTGCTGTGTAAGGCTTAGTTTCTCTATTAAGCCAGTCATCCCACTTCTGGAACTTCTCAACGAATAACTTAGGGAAATTAATTGCAGCATTCGCAGCTTGACATACTGATGGCGCCCAATCGCAGAACACTGGAAAGTTAATTGTTATGTCAGTCGGTGGCGCTGGTGGTGCGGTCGGATCGTTTGGATCGGCACGTGGAGTTGAAGTGCCCTGAGCAGCATTGTTAGTCGGAATAGCTTGAGAATTGTTAAGTTGTTGAGTTACGTCAGTTGCAGGAACAATCTGTCTTTGTTCATCTTCAAGTGCAGTATCAGCAACTGATGAAACGTATGCTTTACCATCTGTTTTTTCAGCAACAGCATCACTAATTAGTTGTGAAGCAACAGCATCGTAAGGCAAATATTTTTCTTGATTTTCTTGGGGCGGTGCTTTCGGGTCATAATTAGGATTTAAAAGCCACTGAATTGTAGCGAGTCCGACTAAAGCACCCGAAGAATCAAAAAGGTTAACTGTTTTAGAATTAGCACTAATAGTATCTTTAATCTGATAAGAAGCTGCCTGTTTTGATGATGAAGCAGTTGAATTGTGATAAGCCATATATGCAACTGCTGCTTCAGTAGTAGTCGAATAATAGCCGATATTAGTCCAATGCCATGCGTATTGAAGATTCGGTGAATTTGGATCAGGAGGTACACGATAAATAACACGATTATTTGCAGGATCCATCGTGTAATCAACTGCACCGATTAATGCTTTGATTGCTAGATCAACAGCAAGCACAGCACCAGTTCTAACAATCATTTTACTGACTTGACTAGCAGTTGGAGTAATTGCAGCAGCACCAGTAGCAGCATAGTTTTTACCATTTAAAACAACGTTTTTTGCCCCGTCATAAAACGTTGTTGCACCCTGAACTAAGCGTTTAGTAACAGACCAACCCTCACCCGCAACAGTAGTCGCATTTGCTGCCTGAATAAAAATTAAATTAGGTGTAAAAGCAACAAATAGCGAAAGCAAAAATATATTTATTCTGTGGATCATAGTTATTTCCTGAATAGCAAGTAAAAGACTACCGTCATCAAGATCAGGTAAAAGAAACCAAACGACATTTAAGACCCCCTAAAACAGATTCGGGAGCCGAAGCCCCCGATTTTTAAATATTTATTAGGTTCGGTTGAATGCCTGTTTTACATAGCCCCAAACGACCATAGTCGCTTGTGGTACGATTTTGGCTGCCCCAATTAAGCCGATTACAGCTACAGCAGTACCAATGACTGTAATACCTGCAGATGCATCTACATCAGCAAATGCAGCGCTAGATAATGCAGTCGCACCAACACCAAGAATTACCTTCTCAGAGTTAGTCATTTGGCGTGGTTGTTTAGTTTTTTCAACTTGGTTAGTTGCTTTAGTTTCCATGGTTTTACCCCTTGTTAAACATATCGCTAATGATGTTTGCTACCCAAACACTAGCGAACACTACGAGAATTTGACTGAGCAAGGCATTTGCATCAGCCACCGAAATGTTCAAAAGATCAAAATCCTCTTTTGCAACATATGTGACACACGTTGTTTGATTGTTTACTTGAGCAACCTCTTTACAAACGTATGTCGTCATTCTTATTACCCCTACTAAAAGAGCCACTGACCACGCTTAAAAAGCGTTCCCCAAAGCCAGTGGAATCCTATTTACACTTATAAAAATGGATGCAATAACTTGAATGTTTTGTGAACTCTGCACCACACTTCTTGCATTTATAAATGTAATCTGTCATAGTTAAAATACACGTAAGTTATTGATTTATTTACATATTATACATTATACGAACAATCGTATAATTCACCATT